TCACACATCAAGGCAATCAAAGAGACTGAAACAGAATTGCGTAAAAATCTAGCACAACTGCGAATGGCTAGATTTACCTTAATCGGGATGGGCGCTTTCACGGCCATGATGTTCACCCCTTGGGTCACGATTGAGCGGATTGAAGCCCTCTCTGACATCAGCAATTTATTCTACATTAGCGGCGCCGGCATAGTCGGCGCATATATGGGAACATCTGCTTGGATGGCGCGAAAGTGATGTGGGCGATGCACCAACGCACGACAGAGCGACAAGCACAGATCAACAGGAGAAGGCAAAATGTTGCAAATGCTCATAAGCCCCCTCGCGTCCCTAGCCGGGAGTTTTCTAGAAAACCGGGTGGAGCAATCCAAAGCAAAGGGGGCAGTGGCAAAAGCGGAAGCTGAAGCCAAGGCCAAGGTTCTCGTCAGTTCTGCGACAAGCGTTGCCGAATGGGAAAAGATCATGGCTCAGTCCACGCAGAATAGCTGGCGTGATGAAGCCGTGACCATCGTTGTATTAGTTCCAGTCTGTCTGGTTTTTGTCCCCGGCATGGAAGAGGTCGTAAAGGCTGGTTTTGACCGTCTGAACGAATTGCCAGAGTGGTATCAATATTTAGTTTTCCTTGTTTGCACCAGTGCGCTTGGCATCAAGGGCATTGACAAGTTTAGGAAGAAGTAATGAACAAGGACAAGCTGCGTGAAGAAATTGCGGAGGATGAGGGCTGTAAATATGAGGTGTATTTAGACCACCTTGGGTTGCCGACTTGCGGCATTGGGCATCTCATAAAAGAAGGCGAACCAGAACATACCAAACCTGTTGGCACAGTTATTGAGCAAGAGCGTGTAAAGCAATTGTTCAATTTGGACATGGCGGTCACACAAGATGAATGTAAAGTTCTGTACCCTGATTTTGATGATCTCCCCGAAGAGTGTCAGCACATCATTGCAAACATGATGTTCAATATGGGGCGCCCCCGGTTGTCAAAATTTAAAGGCATGAAGGCCGGGGTTGATGCGCGTGATTGGAATGAGGCGGCTGACCAAATGGTGGATAGCCGTTGGTATACACAAGTACCCAATCGCGCCAGGCGTTTGGTGGATAGGATGAGAGCGTTGGACGATGGCTAGGACACCAGCATGGCAACGCAGCGAGGGGCAGAACCCAGACGGTGGGTTGAACGCCAAGGGCAGAGCTTCCGCAAAGGGCAACCTCAAGCCGCCAGTCAGCAGCAAGATGGCAAAGAAAAGCAAGAAGGCGGCCAGCCGGCGCAGCAGTTTTTGCGCCAGGATGAAAGGCATGAAGAGCAAGCTGACATCCGCAAAGACTGCAAAAGATCCTGACAGCAGAATTAACAAAGCATTACGTAAATGGGATTGTTAGAAAGGGAAAAACATGAGCCTCTATAGAAACATGAATAAGCGCAAAGCAGCCGGTGCCAGCCGGTCGAAGAAAAACACAACCATCGATGCGAAGACCTACAGCAAGATGAGCCGCAAGGTCGGTGGATTTAAGGAAAAGAAAAAGGCATAATTGGGGAAGATTTGGGGAAGATTTTATAGCAAACAGCAGTCAATTACAGACGGCTAGAAGCGCTGTAACCCGCAGAAAACCTACACCAACACATCTAATTGCGAGACTGGGGGTGTAGGGGTCGTGGGTTCAAATCCCGCCGCTCCGACCATAAAAAATCATTATAAATCATAGATTTAAACAGCCCTCGGCCTTCTGGTCGGGGGCTTTTTTTGCGTTTGGGGAAGATTTTGGGGAAGATTTTCTTGCAATTTTTGACAATAGATGTCAAATTAGATTCGTGAGGTATCAACAGTGGGAGCAAATGATGTCTGAAAAGGTAGTAAAAAGCGTTGCTGTTTATGAGCGTACTGACCGCCCTGGCGTTTGGACTTTTAACGCAGTTCCAATCGGTGGGAAAAGCAAAGGCGGTTCTTACAAATCAAAACTTGAAGCAACCAAAGCAATGACTGATGCGGTGAACAATTTTAACAAGCAGATAAACCAAGCGCCGGCAGAGAGTAAAAGCTGTGCAGTGTTGATCGATGAGTTTATCCAACACACACATGACCGCGTAAATGTTATTGAGGATTTGCAAGAGGCATCGGCTGACAACATTATCCGCGCAATCAAACTTGCCCGTGGGTTTGTTGTGCTTGGCAAAAAATTTGAAGACACCAATTTGTTTAAAATTTGCCAGTTGCAAAACAAGGATAAGATCAGCACTGCAATCATTGGTGCGGTGAAAAAGCATGGCGGCAATCCAAAGACAATGAAAAAGCGGTTTATCCACGTAAACTCATTCTTTAAATATTGTGTTGGCGCCGGTCAGATCTTGATGAACCCGCTTGATGAGGTGGCTTTCCTTGTAAGGGGCGAGAAGGTTGAGGACGCGCGCGCCCCAAAGGTTCAGCCAGAGATTATATCAAAGCTAATCAGTGTCGGGATGGTTGGAGAGGACATCAAAAGCCAAGGAATTATCAACACATATTTTGAAACAGGCATGCGGTTGTCAGAATTGCGCGCGTTGGCACGCGAAAATGTTAGCCGTGAAAAAGATAATGACGGCAAGTATATCCAACCTGGAATACATATTGGACAAACGCTGAAGGCAAAAACTGACCAGGTGGGTGTGCCGAAATCAAGTAACGGCTTTCGGTTTATCCCGTTGAGCGTAGAAACAATGAAGCTGATTGAAGAAACAATGCTGCAAAGCAAATACAAGAAACCAACTGACTTTGTTTTCGCAAGCTCAACTGGTCAACCGGCTGACAAGCATACACTGGCCCGGCTTATCAAGCGTGTGGCGCGCCGGTCAGGCGCTTATGACATCGAAGCGATGGAAGCCCAGGTTTCTGCTGAAGGTGGGTTCTATGATGGCAAGGGCGAATGGATTGATGTTGCCAGTGATGAGGCTGGGCTTACATGGCAACAAAAACTCAGCCGTCAAAAGCGGATTCGCCAGGCAGTGGATCTACAATTGTCAAACATTGGTGACTTTAGACACTTCTTTGCCTCAGCAATCTACTCGCGTGGCAGTGATTGGAAGAGCGTGACTAAGTATATGGGTCATCACAATTCTCAATTTACTGAGGATCAATACCAGCACCAGTTTGCAAATCAAACTAAGGCTGACGATGATCTGCGTGGTACAATGCAGAGCTTCAGATAAAATGGCGGGAGAGTGGAAGGCAACCTTTTATGTATGTTCGCCAAAGCCCACTCTCCCTGTGATGTGCTGTCGCTGATAGCAGAAACCTCACACACCAATCTTATGTCACATCATTATCAGACACTGTCATATTTCGCATTCGATCTATTTCGCTGGCGGGTATCCACCACTTGCGACCATCGCGCAATGATGCGATTTGACCTCGCTTGGCCATGCGGCGTACCGCGTCACATGTACCAACGGTGTTGCGCCCGAATAGCGATATTGCCATGTCTTTGACGCTAACAAGTGCGGGGCCGGGGCGGTTCATGCTTGTCTCCCGCCTAAATTTTGGAAGACCTCTTTTAAGCGCGCCATGAGGCCCACACGCTGAGGCTGAGGTTTCTGGGCCACAACTAGACGCGGTGCTTTGTTGAAGGCTGTCTGAGCCGCTGGAGCGCGGTGTTTTTTTTCCCAATGCGCCTTCATTGCCGCGCTGTGTCTAGCTCGTTCAGCATCTGTCCAGTTTCTAGCCATTGTTAAATCCCCCGCTATTTCCAAAGCCGCTGGCTGGTGTTGGGGCAGAATTACTAGGAGCATTCTCATCAAAGGGCTTGTTGCTGAACAGGTTGAACGCACCGATTTTCGGCCAAGTATTATAGTCATCGCTGTTTCTATGCTCAAACTGGATGCGGAATGACAAATCATGTTCAAGCACTAAGTCGCGGATGCGATCACACGCAGCGAGTTTAGCTTGATCGTATTGATCATCCTTTTTTGGGTTCACCCAGCTTGTCGCCTTTAATTCCAAAGGCTGTCCATCCTTGCCTCGAATGCACTCAATTTGCATTTTATTGTTTTTGAATGTAGGCCGTCCCGCCATTTAACTTCTCCATCTTTTCCATAAATGCAGCGCCGACATGGTTGTAGATATCAGGGCTGGCGCTTTTAGCCCTTTCAATCGTTGCGCTTTGTTGTTTATCCCAAGCGTCAAGATCTTTTGAGTTGTCGATTTGAGCAATCGAAAGCAGTGCGTTATTGCCCCATTCTTCATAATTAAAATCTGCTGGTGGCTTGACCGCATCATGCAGGGAGCCGTTGATTTCACCGTCATCATCTTCATTGAACTCTGTGTCAGCAATGCCGGTTGCCAGGCCCAACAATGATTGCAGCAAATACCGGCGCCCGTATGAAACTGCGCTGCCCAGCTTTTGTGAGTTAGTCATATCGTCAACAATAAGTGGCCAGGCAAACTCTTCTGGCTGCCAGCTCACACCGCTGCTGTGCGCTAGTATCGGACGCAAGTGGTAGCCTGGCCCCTCTGACCAACAGACAGGCATTGTAATGGCCAAACCACTGTCCCGCGCCGCTGATTTAACGAGTGTCATCATCGCGCCAATGCTTGAGTACCGTGACCGCTGACCTTGAGCGTCTAGCTCCAAGCCTTTCATTTTTGCTTGGAAAGAAACTAATGCTTTTGCGATTTCTGCCGGCATTTCCATCATCGGCTTGACTCCATCTTGCCAAGCATTGTCAGCATGTAGACGCTTGCATTTCGGCCAGACGCTGTCTTCCTAGTGCCGTCTGTTTTCCACAGCAAGCCAAGCTGTTCTAACTTTACGCGCGCTGGCCGGTAACTATTGCCGGTCATCTCAGTGAGCCGGCAGCCTTCCTCGTCTGTGAGGCCGGGGCTGTCTGACATAGCGTCAAGCACCTTGACCATGTTCTTTCCAAACTTAGGCTTGATCTCAGCGGCAGACGCAACGCTAGTTGGGCTATGAGCCTGATGCGGCGGGTCAATCTTAAACAAATCATGCATCATCTTTTTTCCTCTCTTTTAACAATGTGTAAATTTCATTGAGCAACACGCCCCTGGCGATGGCATCGGTCTGGATGCCCTCAAGGATGTGTCGTATGCGGCGCAGTTCGGTTTCCGATTCGGTCAACCTTCTGCGTGTGAAAATTTTAAGCATCAGCCTCTCCAAATCTTTTGTGCGTTGTTCAAAAGCTCTGGAGCCATGCCCTTCCATAGGTATGCGTGATCCCATTGCGGGTCACACAGCCTCAGCAGCTCTTCTGTGGTTGATGCGGCTGCCAGTAGTCGTTCACGGCGCTTGCAGCCCTCTATGATGGCGGCAACGCCGGCTTGTAGCTGTTCTAAGGAAGGTTTAAAGACGCGGTAACCAAGGCGGTTCGCGTACACAATTGTCGGCATTACCTCAGTGATATGCCAGTAGCCGGCAACTTGCATGAGATGATCAAAGGTGATGTCTGTCGGTAGGCTAGCGGCGGTTGGCTTGTCAGTATCAGCCCGGCGATCCCACTTAGTCTTCAGCTCAACGCTGCCATCCTGATAGTCTCCGAATCCAAGATAGCTGAGCTGGACATCATCGAACCGCCCCGTCAGTTTCTTCTGCCCGGTGATACGATTGGCGCCGGCCATCGCTTCCCGCAACCCATCAAGTGCATTGCGGCAGACTAGCTCTAGCTCACAATTGTGGGCATCGGCTTTTGAAACAGTGCCTTTGTCTGTGTATTTAGGATTGAATTTGTGATCGATCTCGCGCTGGTCAGCTTCATGGTCGCGCCAGTTACCGCCAGTAAACCCCCGCACATAATTGACAGCGTTCTTGTAAGCCTCTGCCGGTGGCACATCGTTGACCAAAATATCCGTGCAATAATCTTCAACGGCTCTTCCACCGCACATGACAGGCTTGTCACCCGATTGCAGTTTTCCGGCTGCATCTATGTAGTCACCATGCATGTTAAGCAGCCGCCGGGCTTCATCCTTGTCGCCATCCAGCTTCCCGGCAACAATCGATCTGGCTGCCTGGTGGTTTGGGCGCACCACACATTTTTCGTAGAAAGTGAACCCGTCAGGATTGCTTGGCTTGCTGTGATGTAAGTAGTTGTGCCGGTGTGCAAACTCTTTCGATTCACGTTTAGACAATGCTTGAAAAGACATAAAACCGCTCCAAATGTTTGGAACGGTTCTATCAGGAGATGACATGTAATGTCAACAGGTATGCGGCAGACGCATTTACTTAGGCGTTAGATGCTCCCCCGTTTTTTTGTGCCAATCACCTCTTTCAATTTTGGAGTAGGCCGTTCAACAATCTTCACGCCACGCAAATCAGGGCGCTCTATAAACATTAAAGAAGGCGCAGCCCACAACAGTTGCAGATTTGTAAGCGTCCCAAAATTTAGTGATTCCATTGTATAATTATTTTTGCCAGATTGATACAAAATGCCATATAGCAATTCGCCTTCTGTGGTCATGGAATAGCTAAAATGGCCGAAACAATCTTTAGATATTGTTTTTGTGCGTAGTGGCTCCGCATCGACAATCTGGATCGCACCAGCCAACATCATATTGTTAACTGGCAAATCACAACTGTGATCCCAGAA